TTTCCAATAAAGGCCATTCTGGTCAAGACCTCTGACTTTTGGTCTTTCTCGAATTAACAACTCTAGTGGCCGGACTGGATCTAGTGGCAGATTGTTTATCAAATTGATCGCTGTATTTACCTGCAAGTCGCCAACTAGCACGATTGATCGCTGTTCAAATTTTGTTCGTTTCTCTTTCATAATATCCCCGACAGTTTTGGTTTGTCACACTGACCGGCTGGTTTGTCACGATAGCCAGCGTTACAATCTCCGTACTCACCAAGTGCCATTCCCTTATAATACTTTCTAGCCAGCTTATCTTCGATACATTGACGGATAACAGTAGATGGGTCGGTCTCGTCTATGCGTTTCTGCCACAATAAAATTATTTCTCTGTCAGTCATTAAAATCTTTTTCGTCCAGTGTGTTTGCTAAATAATCGATTGTATTGCGTATATCTTCTAACCTCTCTGTGTTTTTCTCAAGTGCATCTGCAATCCTAACGAGTGCCTGAGTTACACCCATGACCGCATCGGTCAACGACCCAACATGACCACCCATAGCATCAACACCACTTTCGCCGCCACTGATGGCTTTGGCAATCTTTTTTATTTCATTTTCCATTTCATCTCCTGTTGGTTTAAGGTCTAAGTCTATTAGTTCACCCAATCTACCCCCTACCCCACAGCAGGGTAGCTAAGTATGGATGGTTCACCCCCTTTCGGGCTTCCCGATGCTACGGATTTTACCGTATGCCCTCGACTTCGGGATTCTACCAGTCGCAGGATTCTAGGAGTTGCACCTTGAGTTTTCACTCTACCTGTACCCTATTTGCAGTGTGTGCCGGGTCGCACATGCTCGGTTAATGCCGTCTGCTCCATCTAAAAAAAAGCCCCAACTTTTTATAGTCAGGGCTTAGTGTTACTTTGGTTGCCTGACTCAGTGCAATTTAAAGTGACAGCTCTAAAATGTACCGAGCCTGTCAACTCACAACAAGACATTAAATCACTTCTTTACAAATTGCAACATCTTTTTTAATTCCTGCGACGCGGCAAATTTCTTACGAGTTTTTAGCAGATCGTTAAAATCCCAACCGGCAACGTCTGGCATAAAATATGGCAAACCTGTTGCAATCGCGGCTTTCTCGCCCGCCCCCGACTCATCATTATCCGCTATAACCAGTCCTTTTCCCGCCTCAGTTGCCATTTTCTGCATGTTGCCCGCACTGAAACAAACATGTATCGTGCAAGGTACGCTTAGAGCGCTCATAGCGACTGCAACTGATAAACCGGTAGCGTAACCCTCCAGAAATATTTGGAGCGCTCCTTGCCCTATTCTGAACTCTGCACCGTTGCATCTTTGAGCTTTTAAAAAGGTCTTGTCTCCCTTCGGATTAATCAACTGTACACCGACCAAATCTTTTCCTACTCGCATCGGCACGACTAGCAGTGGATGTTTTCCTTGTCTCATCCACATATTCCCTAACATCACAGGAAAGCCTTTCGCTCCAAGATACTCTGAAATATCGAGGTGGCATTGGGATAGCACCCACTCGGCTTTCTTTGCTGCGACAGCCTGACCACGCGCCTGTTCTGCTCGATAAAGTTTTCTGCTGGCTTCCACGCGTTGTTTCTGCTCTGCCTGCTCACGTGGGGAACTTGGCTTGTCATGGAACCATGTCTCGTGGTCGGTCATCGTTGCCCAGTTTATGACGCTTGCGAAGTCACCGCCGTGATAGTAAGCACCGTTCTTCTTATGCGGTTTATCATCAGTTGAGCAACGCACCCACCGGCCTTGATCTACTGTATCAATGACTAGGCCATGCGCATTAGCAAATTGGGTAAAGTTCATGCGCTACCCCTGATTTGATCTAGTGTTCTAATCGGCGGGAGCTTCCTGCTCTGTTTGTAATAAGCGATGTTCGCTCTTTTCAAGTAGGCTGCTGCATCCATAGCGGCAAGTGAATTTACGGAGCCAGGTATTTTCTGCCATGCTGGTGCGATATTAAATTTCTGCTTATATAGATGGTATGCGCGGTTCTCATTCTTTCCTGAAAGTCTGATGACCGAGATCAGTCCTTGATACCACTGCTCTTTGTATTCGCTAGAATACTTCTCTCTTTTGCCCGATGCAGATAACTCAAACATCTCACCAGGTGCGGCAGTAACTTGGCTTGTTTTTATTCTTACATACCCGCAATTAACGCAGGTGTCTGAGTTGCTTGGCCACAGTGCCGTACACTTAGGACATTTTGCGGCTTCCTTCTCTTTCTTTGTTGGTTCTTTTTTTGGCTTCTGGTCAACTCCGTCTGACAATTCAGTTACGCCATTATGAAAAAATTCATCCCACTCGTTTGCAAATCTTAGCCAGTTATTACAGTGATCTTGCACAACGCACAAGGTCTTTCCGTCATGCGATCTAGCACCACGTCCGATCATCTGGACATGCTGAGAAAAGCTCTTTTTTAGTGGTCTCGCAAGAATCACATGTTCAATGTCTGTCTGATCAAAGCCACGACTTAGCATGTCAACCGATATTAGCATGTCGATTTCAGAATTTGGTCGAGAGAACTCTTCAAGCACGTCCTTCTTAAAGTCTTCATCTACACCACTCGCCAGTTGAATCGCGTTTACTCCGACCTCATTGAATTTGGTTACTAGCTCCTCGCCGTGAGCGATTCCACAAGAAAAACAAATCGTTTTTGACTTCCTGCCGAACACGTCACCTGACAACTTAAGGTAATCGGTAACAATATCACCTACGATCTGCCTGCCTCTGACTTCCAGTTCGTCCTTCTGCCATTCACCGGCTATGACTTTTAGTCCAACGGTATTTATTTCATGCGCTACAAATACACGAAACGGAACTAAATTACCAATTCTAACAAGCTCAATCATTGGCGGAGCTGAGACAACATTAGTAAAATACTTGCCGATCAATTTGTGGAAGGGTGTCGCTGTTGCCCCCACGACCTTTAATGAAGGATTAGACTCGATCATTCTCACGATACTTTTCCGCATTGACGCGTGTAACTCATCAACGAAAGCTACTGAGAACTCCGGCCACTCCGACATGCGCTCTAAAGTCTGTGCCGTTGCGACTTGTACAAGTGCGCGAGGCCTATACCTCCAATGGCCGGCCATGATTATCCCGTGATCTATACCCTCGCTGTCCAAGTGTCGAGAGAATTGTTCGATCAGATTCCTGCGCTCACATATGAAAATAACTTTAGAGTTCTTCTCTACCGCAGACCGTACCATTTCCAGCATAATTACGCTCTTTCCTGCCCCTGTACTAGCGGACAGGACTTGACGTATATGCCCAGCCCTAAAGCCTTCGCGTAACCCCGCTATCGCTTGTTCCTGATACGGTCTGAGAGTTATCATGCTTTCAACTTTTTAGCGTTCATGGTTAGCTGTTTTCGCATACTAGAGTTTTCTCTCATAACTGAATCACGCGCCTTGATCAATCCATTGTTCAGGATTTTGAGTTGTTTATTTTCTTCTGTTAGGAAGTTAAGGCGGCCAAGATGTGCAGTCCTTTCCTCTTCGCTTCCAGTAAAAAGTTTAGCAGATAACTGGTTTAGAAGGATCTCATTTTCATCGCTAAGAGCAGAAATAGCTCCCTGCATCGAGTCCTCGTGCATGTCAGCTTCCGAGTACGAATTTTCAGCCTCATCTGTGGATAACTCTGGACTTTTACCCAAATCATCAATTTTCATTCTTAGGTTTAATGCGGGTTTCAAGGGATCACCTGTAACGGTTACAGGCTGAGAAACTGCCTCATTTTTACGCAATTTACCGACAAAAGGGTGCGTAACTTTGCAATGTCTTGCGATTGCTGCATCAGCCCATTTTGACCATTCCTCGTCTTTCAGCAACACCATTACTGATTTTATCTTATCTGCATTAGTGGGTCGCAATCCGTGAACCGCATTAGCGCCGGCAGAAAATAATAAAGCGTCTCGGTTCGTTCCTTCATGCACATCACATAAAATATCGTCTATCTCAGCTTCGCCACGAGCAAAGAACCTGTGGAATCCGTCAGCCAGCCAGTTTTGCGCCCCATCAAAGAATACGGTTATTGGTGGGAATGTAGCACCGCGTCTCATAGATTCAGCATACTCTGCCACGATCTCTGGGTTAATCTTTTCTCTCTGTTGAGTACCGCCGTCTATTGATATTTCCGATCTTTTAATTTTTAATGTTTTCATACTTGCTCCAATAATTGCGACCGTTTGCATTTTGCTAAACGAGCTATTTCAGAGGCATAATCTGTGCGTCTAGGATGGCCTTTGGGCAGATAATCGGTGTCTGGAAGTTTGTTAAAAAACCACCAGTACTTTACTGCCTGCGGTGTTACCCCGCAAGCCCTCGCGATCTTCGAGTACCCGACAGTTTTTAGCGTTGTTTGTAAAAAGTTCATATTACCTCCTGTTAAAAATACTACCCTATCACAGATATTTATTTAAAACAATATAATATTTTATATTGACACACTATAAAACGCGGAGTATATTTACATCTTGTACTTAAACCACCGGAGATAAAATGAAAACTTACGCAGAATTAAGAGAAATTAACGTCAACGAACACACGGAAAAGAAAGGGTCTCTCACATATCTTAGTTGGGCGTGGGCAGTAGACACGCTCTTACAGAACGACCCGAATGCAACATGGCTTTATTCAGAGCCAGCAAAGTTTGGTGAAACGATGATGGTGTTTTGCACTGTATTTGCATTTGGTAAATCCATGACAGCCCAACTTCCTGTGATGGATTACAAAAACAAATCAATCTCGAACCCAGACAGTATGGCCGTAAATACGGCTATGCAAAGATGCCTGGCGAAAGCTATCGCACTTCACGGAATCGGTCTATATATCTACTCTGGGGAGGATGTTCCTAATGTTGAGGCCGTTGATGTCACAGACATAGTAACAGCCATCTCTGAAGCGAACAGCCTTGTCGCGCTCAAAAAAGTTTATATAGACGCTGTAAAATTCTGCAACGGAAATGAAGTTGCGCTCAAGCTAATCCTTGACGCTAAAAATTTACAAAAAGCTACGATTGAACAAGTAATGGGGGCTGTATGATAGCTCAGAGGTCGCCCGCATGGTTCGCTCAACGCTGTGGCTCGGTTACTGCAAGCATGATGACTGCTGTTCTAGCCAAAGGCAAGGCAGGAGAAGCCCTTACTCGCGAGAATTACCGTTGGAAAATTGTCGCTGAACGTCTGACTGGTAAAACTGAGGAATCATTCTCAAGTGCCGCGACAAATTGGGGTACGGAGAAAGAACCGTTCGCCAGACAAGCCTACGAGGCTCATGCTGGGGTTTTAGTCGATGAAGCACCCTTCTGCACTCACCCGACAATAAAATGGCTAGGTGCGAGTCCTGATGGGTTTGTACACGATGGCTTAATTGAAATAAAATGCCCGTTCAAAACAGAGATCCATTTGGGCTATCGACTACAAAATCAATGCCCGCCTCGATACGTTGCTCAAGTCCAGTGCCAACTTTGGGTCACGGAAAGGGATTGGACTGACTTTGTTAGTTTTGATCCTCGTTTGCCTGAACGCATGCAACTTTTTATTTTCAGAGTACAGAGAGACGATAAGTTTATTACGAGCATGCAAGCGGAAACTATTAAATTCTTGGCGCAAGTGGAGCAGAATATTAACGATCAGGAGAAGGTAAAATAATTCTCACTCCGGTGATAAGCGCGAAGAAGCCAAGTGCTAACCAAAGTTGGAATGACTTAATTCTGACAAGCTAACCATAATTTAATTCAGGAGGAACATCATGGCATTTGAAAAGCGCAACGATAGCGGTGTATTATTTAAAAATGAGAAAAAGACGGCGGACAATCACCCCAATGCAAAAGGAGACGCGCTAATCGGCGGGGTTGAGTACTGGGTATCTGGATGGACGAAAGTTGGAAAGAGTGGGACTAAGTATCAATCTCTCTCGTTTAAAGTAAAAGAGGGAGCGAAGCCGAAACATGATGACGACGATATATTTTAAAACTGTTAGCACTTCCACTTTCGCAATGCTAAAGCTAGACGAGTAGGATCTCCTTTCTTATCTGTCATTGGCCCATTAACTCCACCCATGCGAGCGCAAAATGATTTTTTCCTAGCGCCGCCTTGTGGCTGTGGTGGTTTTAGACCGGGCTTACCGGGGTTATCTGCGGCATATGAAGCACGGCCTCTAGCGTTTAACCCGCCAGTTGGAGACTTACCTTCTTTTCTTTGCCATGCGGGAGATTTAGCCATTATCTGTACCTCGCTGTTTTTTTTGCAACGCTTTTTGGTTGTGCTACAAACTGCTTACCTGCTGCTTTACCTGCACGTTTTGCACGGGTGGTTGCTGCATATTCCTGTGGGCTTAACGCTTTAATTGCTGCTTCTGGCAAATAACGCTCTCCCGTTTTAGAAGAAGGTTTTCCTGACTTAGTACGCCACTTTTGATCGCCCCAATCCTTGAGGGATTGCTGTATGGATTTCATTTTTTTGTCTTTTTAGGGGTAGTGTGTGACAGCGTTTTACTCTTAGAAGTGTGCTTTTCTCCCGTCATTACAGAGCCGCCTGTTTTGTGTACGCGACCAGTGTAAGGCTTGCCACTTGGCAAATAGTGCGTGGATGACTTGCTCATGATGTGTACCCTCCACCTGCTGCTTTATACTTCTTGGCTACAAGCTGAGCTTTTCTAGCAGACCACTTTCCTGCGTCAGTGCCTTGAGCTGATGATGCTTTTACTTTGGCAACAACCCGCTTACGCATAGTAGGCTTTGTGTAATTATTAGCAGAATTAACTTTTGTTTTAGGCTTTTCAGTCATGGCTTACTCCTTTATAGTAATGTATATTAAAAAGTGTATGACTACTCATCGTATTGAGGATTCTTCTCTAATCCATTGCTGGAGCGAGTCAAGCTGTTCTTTATTTTTATGACACGCATCGTAGTTTGTCCCGATGGTGGTGGCAATTTCTGGAGTTCCAACGATGGGCGCATCAACAATTCTGGTGGGGTCGGGAAGACCCGGAGCATTTTGGGCGGCTGCATCGTGCCACAGGCGGAAGCCACCAGACAGAAAAGTATCGTGATCAGCTTTAATAAAATTTGGGATTGCATTATTAATCTCCTGTGAATTTTTCTCCACTGTCTTGATACGGTCAACGTACTTTGTAACGACCCTCTGTGTGACAACGGTCTGTCTCTCTGCTATCTCAATACCTTGCTTGTAGGAGGCTATTACAGCGTCTTTACAGGCAGATGTACCCCATTGGTGACCCACGTATAACCCACTTAAAAATAACGCAATGACAAGGCTTAGAACGCCTGTTATTTTAGTTGCTAAAGGTAACGCTGTTAGAAATGGGAACATTATTTTCCTTTTGTCCACATAGGGTCTTGAAAGTGCGCTTGCTCTTTTAATCTACCAACCCACCTTGCCGATGCTGAAAGACCTACTTCTTCTCCACATGTGATTACAATATACCATGCTGGGTGCTTGCTATCCCACATCAATTTACCCGCAATCAAAGGTACGCAGTCGTAAGCCGAAGCCTGACCAAGTTTGTTGGGGTTATGCGCTGACTGACCAGCACGTGCGTTAGTGACTATTTTGCCAGTCTTTGTGCGTCCGATTGCGTACAGCTCATCTTGCTCCAGATTTGAGCGCAATGTGCAGTAGATCAACAAATCAATTCCATTTACTTTACATAACTGTACGTGTTCTGTGGCCATCACAAACATGGCAGGGGTTAGGTCTGCAACACTTCTGCTGCTCATTTTTTTAATCCTATGGCTATACCCACGCCCCCGATCAGTGCGCCTATCCCTGTTCCAAAATCAAGAGCCGAAAATACTCCCCCTTGTACAACAGAGTAGATTGATAAACCGATAGCGACAGCAACGGACGCTAATGCAAGATAGCGATACAAGTCGTGCGTTTCGTTGTCTGACTCCGTGAGCAGTTGTTTAACTATTTTCATTATATGCTCAGAATGATAGCATAAGCCACATAACCGAATCCCAGTCCCCTACATATAAAAAAAATTCCATTGTCGTTCTCCGACTGCTTAACTATTTTCATTTTATCTTATCTTGTTTTCTGTCAAGTAAATCGTAGATTCTAGCTAAAGCTAAATCAATTTTATCAAACCTAGCCTCTATATCTACTTTACGAACATAGTTAGTCGGCAGATCAATCTCGATAGATTTAATATTACCTTTTAATTGTTCAGTAGCTTCCCATAATTGACGTGCAAACCAACCAGCACAAGCCATTGCAACAGAAAGACCAAAATTAATTAGGGTTTGGCTATCCATAAAAAAACCATAAAGGAAATCCAACTAATGTCAAGACAATAACTAAAAGAATAACCGGAGTGGCATAAGAAACCTTGATTTTCTCTAGTCCTATGTCCGCAACACGATCGGCTTCTGCATATACACGTTTAACTTTCTTTACGGTTTTAATCATATTGCACCCCTAATTAAAAAATAATAAGTCAGTACCGCTCCAGTTATACCGATGTTCCAGAAGGCGAGATCCATGTTCCACCACACTATCTGGTTATGTTGTCTGTACTCTCTATACATTGCAAACAAGCCAATTACAGGTGCTATTGCTAGAGGGTAGAATAACACAAGTAGCACGAATCCAAAGCCTAGCCCAAAATGTGCGGATTGGTCAATTAACTCTCTAATAAATTTGTCCATTGTTTCTCCGTATTTTGTAATAAAATCTGCTCATTTGATCGTAGCATCTCGTTTCTAAATGATTCTATTGCCGCGCCTGTTTCTCTACCTACTTTGCTATTTTCTATTAGAAGAACTGGTGTCCAACAGAAGGCACAATCGCCATTAGAAACCGTCTCTCCAGTTTGCGGATTCTTTCCTTGAACGTGAACCCAGAACCGACATTTAACTAACTCTCCATCTCTGATAGCACCATCTTCTATACATTCAGAACCCATCAAAGGGCAGAGGATTTTAGCTTCCATTATTTTAACCAAGTAATTATTGAATACCTTGTTCCATTTTCTACTGGCAGTATTTTATGAGGATACATGAAGTTTGAGGGAAACATTACAACACTTCCTTTTGTTAGGGATATTATCTTTTCACCACCCCAGAATGAAAACTCTCCTCCTATAAAATCATCATTTAGTAATATTGAGCAAGATAGGACTCTACCTAGCCCAGTAGTATCATCCATATGATCCCCAATACATTGCCCTTTTTTGTACCTTAAAAGAGTGTAACCCTCATCAGTAGTAGCAGTAGTCATAAATACTTTATTATATTCTGCTAAACACTCATTAACCACATTAAATATTGCTGTATCTAATGCACTAGCAAGTATTCTTATTTCATTACAGGTTCTAATTCCTTGTTCTTTAGAATAAAAATGGCTTTCTTTCCATAACTCTGTATCTTTATATGTTTTAACTATCTCATCACAAATAACAAAACTTGCAACAT